GTAAGCGTGTTGTGTCAGGTGATCCGTTCCACCGGATCAGTTCATTAATTTTGTAATTAATTCATGATTTTCAAAAATCTTACCATTCAATTTAACCTGCACAATGTGCCATTTATGTTCAAAAAATACCTTCTCTAAAATACGTGCTTGTATGTTCCCGCTATGATGCAACTGTATCTCCATCTCTTCATCAATGCTGATGGAAAAAATCCCCTGGATCGAGCTCTGAATACGTCTGAAACGTCGTCTTACGTCGTCCTCGTTTAACGCTCCCATTCCGCCCTTACTAGAAATCACACACGCAATAAACCCTTTGTTCGGATGTACAATTGGAAATACGAAGTTCAGCGTTTCATACGACCCTCCACAGTTTGTTGAATAGTATAATTCTACCATTTGTGCACGGGTTCTCAGTCTATCTCCCGTGTCCAATCGCTTCATCTCCAACTCAATCCAATAATCAAAGATAGCTGGTAGCGTTTTCTTTATATCATCCTCTAATTCTTTTTTCCTCATTTGTAAACCCGGATGGAATTTAAATATATGTATACAGCACAGTAAAGGTAACCCTCTTTCTTGCGTCGCCGTTCGTATAGGCACTACTCTAACTTTGTCTTGACAAAACAAGATAAGCGGATGTGAACTTTTCTCGGAATTGTCAGTACAGGGATCAGATAATAACAAGGCCTGATAAAAGGCTAATGGCAAAAGGTCTTCTATGTTTTCGGACGTTCTGACTCGCATCAATCTTTGATAAAACTGTGGAAAATATTTATTTATAGCCTCTTTTCGCGCATGTCCTCCGTAGTTGATTTCATTAAAAATCTTTAAATATTCATCCTCTCCCCGTGTGATTTCTCTCCCTTCATAACCAAAATCAATTAAGAAGCATATTAAAGAAAAGATACTTCGGAGGTTCAGAATGAGCGACTCTTTCTTGTAACACTCTTTATCCAGATACAGGTTATATTCATAATCTTCCTCATCGGTCAATTCTAAAATTCGTTCTATTGGATAATAACGTTTAAGTATCGTGAAGATCGTCAACTTCTGCCTATAAAAAGCATAGCGACATACATGTCCCTGAACGCATGGTCGTACGCCCTCTTGCACCGGTATAAAATCGTCATATATTTCCTTGTCCTTTTTCAGCTCATCGATGATACCAGAAAACCTCTTACTGTACTCTTGGCTATTTGATGTTAGTAAATCGCCTCGGAAACACGGTCTTACGTCAATAATGTTGGGCAGTGGAATTTTCCATAAGCACTGTTCATCGATGATACTATCTGCGGTTTTTTTGTCCCAGGGATCATCATTACTTGATGACGTTATGCTCACTCTTGATATTTTAAATTTACAATCATATATGTTAGACGCAATCACTCTATCATAATACTCTGGTAGTACTAAAAATCCCGCCTCATCCACATATGCATCCTTTGTGAAATCAAAAGACTCTAACCGGACTTCCTCCTTTATAATCTGCGACAATCCTTCTTTCTCGATCCACCCGTTTATTAAAATACGATCAATCATCGCCGTATATAGTCTATCATCAATCTCATGTACTAATATATCGTCCTCATCTTCACCCGAATATTTCGAATATAGGTAGCCATTCTTTGCTGAAATGATTACGTCGTTTTTATCCCATTCCGTTATAATCCATTTGTAAACGCTATCATTTTCCTCACGTTGTAAATCAAAATAATCTTCTCTCACCATAATTGTCCGTTTCCTATCGCAAACTCCTGCGCATCTGTCAGTGTACGTAGGTCTGATTGACCACACAAAATCTTTTTTCATGGCACGATATACGCATCCAAGTTTATCGTGCGCGTACGCGTATAACCCTCGTAATATTGCTGTTTCTTCATTGCTCCAGATAGCGCGTTCGACAATATCGCAACCTGTCATCAGCAAAACCGCTGCAAATTTCTTCTCTTCCGGTTGATCTCGAGTCCCTCTTATATTCAGTACCTCCTTACCTTGGCGCTGATCTCGCAAATTCGTCGCTATGGTTCTTCGAAACCTTGCTTGCATCCCTTGTTCGTTTCTGTGCGCTAACTTTTCACTTCTACTGCCTTTCTTAACTAGACTCTGTATGATATCATTTACAATATTTACATTCTGATCTCTCATCCACCGTCTACCCATTTCATCCAGCTCTGCGCTCGCTTCTTCTTCTCTTATGACTTTTCTCACATCAACGTCCAACGCCTTCAGCCGATCGAAAATTTCTCGCTTCAATTCGAACTTATCAGGCCCAATTGCTCTATCTATGAATTGCTGCGATCCGATCTGATTAACTCTATTTATAATCTTTGGATCCCCTGTATGAATCACCCTCCCTAAAACATTTTGCATACTTCGTCGATGTCGATCAACATCGCCTATTACTCTTAATTTAAGACGACTACTTAAATCGTAGCATGTTCCAGTGCCTACATTTATACCTCCTGATAACAAGACCTCATACGCGCAATTCACTGGCGTATGTGAACACGTCGCGTTTTCCTTTGATATAATTGAAAATTCGATACTTTCCGCTATCCGCGGATGTAGAAGTATCTGTCCACCTCTTAATTCTATCTGTAACTTTCTATGCGCCTCGTCCATTCTCGGCTTCACTCTTTGATGCCTAATAGATGACCGCAGCTGATTTTCTAATTCAACCTCACTCTGAGCTCCTTTAGTTTTATTCTCATAACGAATTATTCCAGTGCTTAACGCTTCAGGTATGATTAACTTATATCCGTCTCGACCGTTTTGGCGTAGAACATCCCTCGCTTTGCCTTGTAAAAATTCTTGCGTGTATCTGTCATACATTTGATGCGGTTCGAGAAACGTTCCGTTCGGGTTGCGCTTAATCGCGATTACATAATCATCAACCACCACCGCGTGTGGTAATGCATCATCACTGAATATAGTTAGGTTAATGTCCTCCATCCTGACACAATTTAAC